GCGTCGAGGGCGTATCGGCCCGCGAGGCGCTGGCGCTGGGGCAGCAGGAGATCGTCGTCACCCACAAGGTGCGGATGCGGTACCTGTCGCTGCTCACGTCCAAGATGCGTTTCCGGTGGCGCAACCGCATCCTGACGATCATCAGCCTGCTCGAGTACGACAACCGCACGGAACACGTCGCGATCTGCGAGGAGACGGCGTAATGGCGAAGGCGTCAGGCGACATTGATCTTTCGCTTGAGTTCCCAGACCTCACGCAACTGCGGGAGGAGTTGAAGGCGGTGCCGAAAAACATCGCTGCGAAGCACCTTTTGGCGGCGTTGCGGATTGCCATGAAGCCAGCCATGGAGGCCCTCAAGCGGAATACGCCCAAGGGGCCCACCGGCAACCTGCGGAAGTCCATTGCCTTTAAGGGCGTGAAATACACCAAGGACGGCAACGCCGTCGGCATGGTTGGGTATCAGTGGCGACGCGGTGCGACGAATGACCCGAATGCCAAGGGAAACCATCAAGGCTGGATTGAGTTCGGCATCCCCAGAGTGCGGACGCTGAAGTCTCGCGGACGAATCGCATCGAGCTTTCGGTACAAGCTCGACAAGGCCGGCAAGGGCCGCGGCGACTTTCGCATTGTGACGCCAGCCCGCGGCAAGAACGCCGGCAAACTGAAGACAATCAATCCCTCCTACCCCAAGTCATTCTTTAAGTCCGCGAAGGCCGGCCAGCAGGTGCAGCTTGGCAAAATGCCCATCGGCGGGCGCACTGGCCGCCCGCCAGTGAAAACGTCATTCCGCGAGGCCCGGCCCGCGATGGTGACGCTGCTTCGCATGGAACTGGGCAAGCGGCTCGAGAAGGCGCTGGCCGAGGCGAAGGGCCGCGCCGCCCGTGGGCTCATCACATGAAATCCCCCGAATCCGCCTTGCGCATCGCCCTGCTCACGGACCCGGCCGTGGCCCTGGCCCTCGGCACCAAGGTCTACCCGATGCTGGCCCCCAAGACGGCGAGCCTGCCTTTTGTCACCTACCGCCGCAGCAACATCACCAGGGAGCACACGCTATCCGCCCCGATGGGCGTTCCTAACGTGAGCGTGGAGGTGTCGTGCTATGCCGCCACCTACGAGGACGCCCGCGAGGTGGCAGACGTGATCCGCCGTTGTCTGGATGGCTACGGGGCCACCGTCGATAATGTGGAGGTGAAGAACGTCTCGCTGGAAAGCGAGGCGGACGATTTTGTGCAACTGGCAGGAAACGACCTGCCGCCCGTGTACCAAGTCACGCAAACCTATAACGTCCTCTGGCAGGAGCTTTGACGCATGGCCGCGACGCCGCATGATTCAGGCACCACGTTTGCCTTCGCCGGCACTAACTTCACCGTGACCAATATCGTGGTCACGAACACGGACCCGCAGGCGGACGCCGAGAAGATCGACGTGTCTCACTTGGGCCTGACCACCGGTGCAAGCATTGCCACGCAGGACCGTCCGCTCCAGGGTTCTTCGTCTGACACGGGCCGCGAGGTCGTGATTGACTACCTCGGCTCCAGCATCATCAAGGACGCCAGCACCGGAACGATCACGCTAGTCATCAACGGCGCGACTGCGATCAACGCCGCTGCCGCCACCGTGTCGTCCTCGACGCTGACGCTGGCGACCAACGACGCCGTGCGTGGTCAGGTGACCTTCCGGGTTGCCCGCTACTGAGCATGACGGGAGCCCGTCATGGCCACATACTGCACGGGCGTCACGGCCACTTGGGATAGCGTCGCCTTCGGCGAAGTCACCGAGATCAAGGTGGCGGCCGGCGGCTCGCTGCCATTGGGCCGTGACAGCCTCTTTGCAGTTGACGCCGGCACTATAGAGATAGCGTGCCTGGCGACTGCGAACATCACCATGGCCCAGCACGGCCGCAAGGCCACGCTGGAGCTTTCTGGTGGCGGGCTGACCTTCACCACGAAGGCCATCTGCCAATCGTTGCAACTCGCCGGGAAGGTCAACGACGTGGCCCGGTATTCAGCCACGTTCAAAATCTCCAAGGAGTAGCGACGTGGCACTGACGGCTGAACAGATCCTGGCGGCGGACGATCTTGGGTTGCTCGAGGTCAAGGTCAAGGAGTGGGGCGGCGACGTGTACATCCGCGTGATGAGCGTCGGCGAGCGCGACAGCTACGAGAGGAAATGGATCGGCAAGCGCGAGACGGGCATCGAGAACTTCCGTGCCGAGTACCTGAGTCGCTGCCTCTGCAACGACAAGGGCGAGCTCCTGTTCACTCGCGACAAGGTCGATCTCCTCGCGAGCAAGAGCGGTGCGGTCGTCTCGCGTCTCTTTGATCAGGCGCTCAAGCACAACAACATGACCTCGGAGGATGTGGAGCAGCTCGCAAAAAACTGAATGCCTCGCCCTCGCGTCGGTATCTCTTCGCGTTGGCGGGGCATCTGGGCATGACGGTGCGTGAGCTCTGCGAGCGGATGGACTCTCGCGAGCTCTCGGAGTGGATGGCGTACACGCGGTATTTCGTGGCGCTGCCCGACCCGTGGCTTCAGACCGGACTGCTCGCGTCGATTGCGACGGCTCCCTACACCGACCCGAAGAAAGGCAAACCACCGACGGCGAGTGACTTCGTGCCAACGCTCCAGGCACCGCAGCATGAGGAGCAGGACCGAGCGGCGATTGAACGATTGCGGCGGGAACTGGGGATCGTGGACTGATGGCGAACGTACTCGGACTCGCACTGAAGATTTCCGCCGACGCGTCGCAACTGAAGCTGACGCCGGTCGAGCGTGCGCTTCAGACGCTTGGCAAAGAGACCGAGAAAGTTACTGGCATCTTCAAGCAGTTCGCTGGAGATAGCGACGCCGCTGCGACGGCCCAGCAGCGTGCGAGCAGGCAGTTTGTCGAACTGCAAGAACAACTCAAGTCCGGTGCGATCAATGCTCAGCAGTTTGCGGAGCGTTTCGGCGCGTTAGGCGATGCTGTCGAGAAGGAGGCGGATGCCTTCCGACGAGCCGCCCAGATCACCGAGCAGAACCGCTCGCCACAAGAGCGGTATCAGCGAACCGTTGCCGAACTCAGCGAACAGCTTCGTGAGGGTCGCATATCGCAGGAGACATTCAATCGTGCTATGCAGCGGGCCCAGGGCGATCTCGATCGCACTGGCAGGTCTGCCAAGCAAGCGGACGGGCAGCTTTCCGCGATGGCTCGCCAACTCACGACGATCTCGCGAATCCAGATCGGGCGAGCAATCGTCGATGGGTTTCAAGTTTTGGGCGGTCTGTTTCGCAACATTACCGGACAGCTTCAAGGCGTTATCACGAGCGTCTCGCAGTCGATCGACTCGATCAATGACCTGAGCGCCCGCACGGACATCGGCGTCGAAGCCCTGCAAGGGCTGGGGCTCGCGGCAAAACTTTCCGGCGTAGATACCGAGCAGTTCGCCGTCGCGGTTACGCGGCTGGGCGTTGCCATCGGCAAGGCAGACCCTGGCGGGACGTTCGACAAATCCCTCCGCTCGCTGGGTCTCACGCTCGCGGAGTTGCGTGGGCTTTCGCCGGAGGAGCAGTTCGCCGCGATCGGGCAGCAGATCTCGCAGTTGCCGACGGCGGCTGAGCGTGCCGCTGCGGCGGTCGAGATATTTGGCAAGCAGGGGGCTGCACTTGCCCCGCTATTCAAGGAAGGTGCCGCCAGCGTTGACGAGATCGTGGCACGTGCCGAACGCCTCGGCGTTGTGCTGCGTGAGGATCAGGTCGCGAACGTCGCGGAGCTCAATGACACCTTTGATCTGGTGTCTGCGACGATTCAGGGAATCATCGGGCAGGTCGTCGCTGACCTTTCGCCTGCGGTCACAGCTGTCGCTGACTCGTTCCTCGCGTTCGTCGAGTCCTTTGCTGGCGTGAACGCAACCGGCGGCACAGCACTCGCCCAGTCGATCACGGACGTGCTACTGACAGGAGGAGAGTTTCTCGCGGGCGTATTCGATGCGTTCGTTGAGCAGTTCGGCGGTTTGGCTGGAGTGCTTGAGACGGCTGGCACCGTGTTCCAAGGTGTCGGACAGGTGTTCTCTATCGTCTACAACGGGTTGAAGGTCGTATTCAATGCGTTTCAGGTTGCGATCGACGGATTCATGATCGCTCTAGG